GCCCAGCGGGCCGGCGCGGTGCGGGAGGCGCTGAGCGAGGTCGAGCGGCGGATCGCCGCCGACTTTCCGCTGAACGGAGAACTTCGCCCGGACGGAACCGAGGATCCCCGGGCCGCTGCCTACGTCGAAGGGCTCAACGATGCGTGGAACCTCATTCGCGCTGTCCGCGCCGAGCAGAGCGGTGAGGGCCGATGAAGTACGTAGTGCTGCAGTTCGACAGCGACGACGAGGCGAACGAGATAGTGCAGTGGCTACTGGCGCAGGAGCAAGACCAACAAGTAGTTCATTCGTTCCCTGCCAAAGCTACTGTCATGGGTGTCTTCAAGGGTCCGACTGTCTTCTGTGACTGCAAGGGCAGTAAGGGACGTATTCAGGCTTGGACAAAGGGCCAGAAGTATGGTTGGTGGGTCTGCAAGGCCTGCAAGAAGCCTAGTCGTGCAGTCGGCGGACCGATTCACCAAATGAGGATGGTTGTTGGGCAGGGTAACAATCTGCTCGACGAAATCGTAGAAGAACCTCTGGAGGGTGATAAGCCTGCAGAGGTCTGGGATGAAGGATGGGGGGCGCTTGGACGTGGGCGCTGATCACTTAGGTGCAGCTCTGGCTGGAAGTGTGGAGATGGACACAGATCGCAGCGAGGCTATAATGGCTGCGCGAGCCATCGCTGGACGCTTCGCTGAGCGATGCGACTGTCGAGAAGGCATTATCGACTTCCCTGAGGAGGAGACCCACTCGCCTGCCTGTGAGATGTTTGCGGGCGCGGCTGCAGTAATTCACATGTTAGGATTGCACGACATCCTAATTTCCACAGAGGAAATCCAGTCGTCCATCTTGTGAGGAGTTTTTCGTACACTATATAATAAGATAGTAACGGGAAAGCTCTTGCACCGACCACAGGGGTGAAATGATAACCGCTGCGACACCTGAACTAACTAAAACTGTTCAGGATATGATTGACCGACGGCTTGTGCATGAAGTGCATACATCTGAGAGGCGTAGCTATCGAGGCTGTCGCCGCCGTTGGCAGTGGGTCTTCCAGGACTTCTACTACCCACAAGTGACCGCGAAGCCGCTTGAGTTCGGCGTTGCCTTCCACAATGCGATGGAGGTTCTCTACGACCCGAAGACGTGGGGTTGGGACCGAGAGCTCGTGCTGGGTGCAGCGATCGCTAAGTTCGTCGAGACGTGCGAAGCTCAGAAGAAGAAGTACTTCCAGACGATTGGGCAACAGTACTTCACGAGCGAAGAGGTTGCTGAGGACTATCAGGACCGCATCGAGCTGGGTGTAGGTATGCTCAAGTACTACGCCAAAGAGGTGGCGCCACAGTACGATGAGCACATGACTCCCAGGGCAGTCGAGGTTGAATTCATCGTTCCGATACAGAATCCGTATACGGACGAGTACATCTTCTGCAAGTGCAACCGCTGCTGGAAGACCTTTGCCGACTACTGTGTACGTGTTCTGAATCAGGATCGAGCTGAAGTAGTCGAATTGTGGGAAGCTTCGACGGGTCTCGTTGTCTGTCTGGCAGGCCGTCTTGATTTGCTCGCACAAGATCAGTATGGGCTCCTCTGGGTTGTCGACTGGAAGACCGCTGCACGACTCTCTCGCGGCGAGGTGGACGGACAGGATCGAGACGAGTACCTGGAGCTCGATGACCAGATCGGCTCCTACGTCATGGCGCTCCGTCGCAAGCTCAGCCTCAACGTCCGAGGCTTCGTGTACGTCGAGCTGAAGAAAGCTGTCCCGGAACCACCTGAGCGGAACAAGACGATCCGCCTAGGTAGGATGTACTCCGTCAACAAGATGAAGCCTGTGCAGTACGAAACGTACTTGGCTACCGTCATGGCGGAGGACAAGGAAGCCTACGAGGCAGGTCTTTACGATGACCACCTCGAGTGGCTCAAGGCGAGCGGTCCTCGCTACCACGGTCGGTACCAGATCATGAAGACCGACGAGGAGCTGGAGGAGCTCGAGTTCAACCTCTTCCAGGAAGCATCCGAGATGTGCGACCCGCAGACTCGGATGTACCCTTCTGCTGGACGCTTCTCTTGTTCGAGCTGTGCATTCAGGCAGCCATGCTTGGAGAAGAACCGCAAGGGCGACTACCAGTATATTTTGGATACGCTCTTCGACAAGCGTGAACGCCACTATTGGGTCAAGGAACTTTCGACTGACAAACAATCAGGTGAATGAAAGAGGTAAAGAGTGACTGAAGTACTGACCAAAACGACTCTGGGCGGGTTGCCTGTCATCCCAGTCCAGAAGAAGCAGCAGTACATCAACATCTTGATCTATGGCGACTCAGGTGTCGGCAAGACGGTTCTGGCAGGCTCAGCAGACGCGTGTCCGGATCTTCGTCCGGTTCTCATGATCGACTTCGAGGGTGGAACCGCGAGCTTGATCCGAACCTATCCAGACGTACAACAGGTTCGTGTCAAGACTTGGAGTGAGATGCAGTCTGTGTACGACGAACTGCACCGAGGCAAAACGGGATTCCAGACAGTCATCCTCGACTCGTTGACTGAGATCCAGAAGTTCAATATGTACAACATCATGGAACAACTCATCGCGGACAACTCGGAGCGAGACATCGACGTCCCGAGCATGCGTGAGTGGGGCAAGAACCTCGAGCAGATGCGCAAGTTCGTCCGAGCGTTCCGTGACCTTCCGATGCATTCCATCTTCACGGCGTTGAAGAAGGAAGACAAGAACGAGAAGACAGGCATGGTAACTACCTTGCCTTCCTTGTCCGGCAAGCTGAGTGGCGAGGTAGCGGGGTACCTCGACATCGTTGGCTACTACTACGTCAAGAGAGTTGGTCAGGGAGAAGAGGCAGAGGACAAGCGCCTCCTCCTGACTCGCAAGACCGAGACGATCGTTGCGAAGGATCGCACTGGGCGCCTCGACATGGTGCTGGAGGGTCCGACTATGCAGGATATCTTCAGCGCCGTGAACAGCAAGTAGCTCAGACGAGCTACTTGTAGCAGTATCCCAACCGAGAAAGAGGTAAAGAGTTATGGCAAGCAAGAAGGATGCAGAGCTCCTGCCAGAGGACACCGCTTCCGATGGTCAGGCGTTCGACGCGAGCAACCTCCGGGTGGACTTCTCCGAGAAGGAGGCCGCCAGCGAAGGTCGTTCGTTCGAGCCTCTGCCGACGGGCAAGTACATCACTTGCATCACCGACTGGTCGCTCGAGACCTGCGGGCCGGAGTCGAAGAACCCCGGCAAGCACTACTGGCACCTCGAGCTCACCATCCAGGACGGCAAGTACGAAGGTCGCAAGGTCTGGACCAACGTCATGCTGTTCTCCGGAGCGCTCTACAGCCTCGCTCAGCTGTGCAAGGCTATGGACCGTGAGGACGTCATCCAGTCGGGCATCGTTCCGAACTGCGACGAGTTCGTTAGCAAGCCCATGGTCGCGATCGTCAAGAAGCAGAAGGATGACTACGCGATGAAGCGCGATGGCGATGGAGTCCTGCAGTTCAAGAACGAGGTTAAGGGCTTCATGCCCCTCAGTGCTGGGACTGGCGACGGTGCCGGCTCTGTGACCTCGGGTAGCGGATCGCTCCTGCCGGGCTGATCTGTCGCAGCACCAACCACAGGGTGTCCCTGCTTAGTGGTCATGCGTAAGGCGATGGCCGTTCGGTCAAGGCTGAGCAGGGGCACCCTCCCTCTAACTGGAAAGGTGCCTAGACTCCGTGGAAATCATTCCGGTCACTGAAGAGATGAACAAGCGCCGAGAGACATTCTTCCGGCTCCTGTTTGATCGGGGTGAGGGTTACTTCTGTATCGCGTATGCTCCTAGGGACGGGAATCGTAAGAAGTTCCGAGAAGAATTCTTCCACTTCCCCACACAGCTTGATCAGGCGATTGAACTAATCAACAGTACATACATGGGCCACAACATGTGGTTCTGTCCGCATCTATTCAGCGTACAACGTAGGCTGAAGGAGAACGTGTGCTTCACACCCTGTGCCTGGTCGGATCTCGATACGTGTCAGCCTGAAGAGCTATATATCGAACCGACTATCCTGATCGAGTCATCGGTTGGAAGATGGCAGGGTCTGTGGATGTTCGAGAGCGCTGTCGACCCCGATGATGCAGAAGACTTATCTCACCGAATCGCGTACGCACACTACGAACATGGTGCGGACCGGACAGGGTGGGATCTAACCCAGCTGCTTCGCCTCCCGTACACGTACAACTATAAGTACGCCACCACTCCCGTAGTACGAATTGCGGAAGTGAACCGCAAGCGTTATCGGCTGTCTGACTTCGAAGACGACTACAACGACGTGCAAGGCTATACGTACGTTGAAGATGTCGACATGCCAGATGTGTCGATGATTGACGGCGAAGACTTGCTCATAAAGCAGCGCATGACAATGCCTCCAACTGTGTGGAGGCTCTACCAGGAGCAGCTGCCGAAGGGTGCGTCGTGGTCAGAGCCGCTCTGGAAGCTCATGATGCTTCTGTTCGAGTACGACTTCAATCGCGATCAGGTATTCGCAATCGCTCAGAACGCAGCTTGCAACAAGTACGAGCGAGATGGTATGCCACTGCGCATGCTGTGGAAAGACGTCCTCAGAGCTGAGACCAAATATAGGGAATCGGTCACTCTCAATATTCAACCTGGATCTGTCTCGCTCGGGTCGGACAAGCCACTCGTGACAGACGCTGAACGGATTCTCGTTCAGTCTGAGGACACCTTCATCGAGAGGTACATCGAATGGGCGAAGAGCTTAGGAGACGCTGCGCCTCAGTATCATCAGGCGGGTGCATTTATCGCCTTGTCCGCTCTACTTGCTGGGGCTGTCCAGTTGCCAACGTCGTTCGGAACAATGAAGCCGAATCTGTGGTTCATGATTCTAGCGGACACGACGTTGACGAGGAAGTCGACAGCGATGGACATCTCGATGGACCTGGTGACGGAGATCGATCCGGATGTAGTGATGGCGACGGATGGCTCGTTGGAAGGACTATTGACCAGCTTGAGCACCAGGCCAGGCAGACCCTCGGTCTTTCTTCGGGACGAATTCTCGGGGCTGTTGGAAGCTATGACGAAGAAGGACTACATGGCAGGGATGCCGGAACTTCTCACCAAGCTGTACGATGGGAAGATGCAGAAGAGGCTGCTCCGCAAGGAGACAGTGGACGTGAAGGATCCTTGCCTAATCCTGTTCGCAGGCGGCATCAAGGACAAAGTCACCTCTTTACTCAACTTCGAGCACGTCTCCAGTGGCTTCATGCCAAGGTTCATCTTCATCACCGCTGAGTCCGACATTACAAGAGTACGTCCGCTCGGTCCGCCTACAGAGCTTATCCTCGGGAACAGACAGGCCATCTTGGAAGAGCTCGCTAAGATGCACGAGTACTACAATCAGCACACGCAGTTCATTGTATCTGGCAGCGACATCAAGATCGATGCGCGTAAGAAGTTCGACGCAAAGTTGACGGACAACGCTTGGCTTCGATACAACGAGCTAGAGGCCGAGCTGCTCGATCGTGGCGTACATTCGGACCGCCCAGCAATCATGACTCCGGTCTATGACCGGCTAGCGAAGAACATTTTGAAGGCGGCTGTGCTACTAGCAGCGTCGCGCAAGTTGGCTGACCCTGTGGTCGTTGAACAGATCGACGTAGTGCGAGCGATCGTGTATGGAGAGTCGTGGAGGCTCTTTGCTCAAGATGTCCTATCCGAAGTCGGCAAGGATAATACGGAGCGCCAGCTGGACAAGATAGTTCAACTAATCATCAAGCGTCCGGGTATTTCCCGATCGGAAATCATGCAGAACTACCACCTCAACGCACGTACAGCGTCTCAGATATTCGAGACGCTCGAACAGCGTGCGCTGATTGTACGACAGCAGCAAGGCAAGGGACAACGATTCTATCCAATGGTAGTGCAAATCAAGGAGAAGGTATGACAAGCAAGGCAGTAGTTGTCCTCAGTGGAGGCCTCGACAGTACGACTCTGTTACACTACGAGATGGCTCAGGGATGGGACTGCATCGCGGTCTCGTTCGACTATGGTCAGCGTCACAGGAGGGAACTGGAATTCGCAGCCAACACTTGTAGGGTACTTGGCGTATCGTTTCAAGTCGTCGAACTGTACTCCGTACGTGAAGCGTTCCTCGCAGCAGGTTCGTTGTCTTCACTCGTTTACTCTGAAGTAGATGTACCCGAAGGTCACTACGGCGAAGAGTCCATGAAGGCGACCATCGTTCCCAACCGGAACATGATCATGCTGTCCATCGCTGCAGGCATCGCCGTGTCGGCCGGCGCGAGTCGGATCGCAACGGGTGTGCACGCAGGGGATCACTACATCTACCCTGACTGCCGGCCGGGCTTCATCCAGCAGACCGAGTACGCCATCCAGCAAGGCAACGAGGACGAGTCGCTACACATCGATGCGCCCTTCATGTACTTGTCGAAGAACGACATCGCGCAGAAGGCCTTCGATCTCAACGTCGATATCGCCAACACGTGGAGCTGCTACAAGGGTGGCTTCGTCCACTGCGGCAAGTGTGGCACTTGCGTCGAGCGTCTCGAGGCTATCGCTTCGACAGGGAACCCGGATCCCACACCCTACGCCGACGACCAGTACTGGCGAGAGGCGCTTCGACGGCCGACGGTGTGATGCTGTGACCAGAAGTTTCTAAAGAGCATTAGATATAACACTTGAAAAGGTCCTAAATTCTCCAGTATAATAAGGAGTGAAAGATCCAAAAACTAGCTCAAAGGAAACCACAATGGTCAAGTTTATCGATGTCGATCCTAGTGAGATCAGCAACTTCGTTGGCGGTCGGCGAGGAAGGGTCAGCTACCCTATCCTCAAGTCGTTCCTGGAGACCGGCAAGACGCTCGTCAAGCTGGACCGAACGGGCATCCAGCAGAACCTGCAGTCGCTCACGTCCTCGCTCAACGCATACGTGAAGAGCCACAACTTGCCAGTCAAGATCTTCCAGCGGCAGGGAGAACTCTACCTCGCGCGCACGGACACGGACGACGCAGGCAACGCTGCCATGATCAACCTGGATACCGTTCCGCGATACGTGGAGCCTATTGGTCAGGCACCTCAGGAGTTGCTCGACGCCGAGGACATCCCAGGTGTCGACGACCACGAGGTGGAGGTTCGGTTCAATAAGGAGAAGGGAAGGGTTACGAAGTGAGCCATATCCTCGTTGTGTGTGCTCGCCGCTACAACGGCCACGAGCTCTGGACTGCTCTTGGCGTCATCAGGCAGCGCGGGCACACCTTCGAGCTGATCTCGACCGACTACATCATCCAGGATGAAATCACGATGCAGCCCAATCGCATCAAGAGAACCGTCGACGAGGTAGCCGCAGAAGAGATGAAGCAGTTCGACGCGTTCATGATCGTGTCGGGCAACATGAAAGACACTGAGGCATACTGGATGCACGATCGAGTGTTATCGTACATCGACACAGCAAACGAGGATAGCAAGCCTATAGCAGCCATCTGCTGTTCGGTTCCCACAGTGCGCCATGCAGCGACTGGGAAGAAGGTTAGCTTCTTCCCGCTTGTGAGGTCGCGTCAACTCCTTTCTGAAGCAGGAGCTCAACTTCAGACAGTCGCACTTACTGTGGATGCGAATCTCGTTACTGCAGAGCATCAGATGGCTAGCCAGATGTGGGCAGAGGAGTTCTGCAATATGATCGAGGGTAAGCCTCCAGAGTACTCCTTCGTCGACTCGGGATACACTCCCAAGGGTCGCGAGCGTATGCCTATCCCGATCGTCGAGGAGCTGCGCGTGAAGAAGGGACTACCTCCAACGAAGATCCACTCGCCCGAGAAGAAGCAGGCTTACGAAGACGGAGGACAGAATGACTGACGAAATACCTAGCACGTACAGTCTCGACCTGGAGGACCCGTTCGAGTCTATCCTGGTCCGCATCGCTGCGACGCACCGAGTGAAGTCTCAGGACTACACAGGTGGAGGCGAGGCAGACGACCTGCAGAACTTTATCGACCAAGCCTACCAGCTGTCTGCTACGGCAGGCGAGTCGATCGAGACTCTCATCGCTGTCAAGCAGGCTCGCCTTCGCGTTCTGCTGCCAAGACACATCGCCCAGGTTGGAGCGCCTGTCAACGAAGGCATCGCAGACACCCTGCTCGATAGGGCTGTCTACTCCGTCATCGCCCTCGAGGCTTGGGAAGCAGGCCTCTACGAAGGCGAAGCCGTCCCCGAACTGGAGAGGCCCTGAAGCATGTACACGATCTACAAAGAGTTCCACTTCAGTGCTTCTCACATATTGAGAGGCCTACCCGAAGGTCATCAGTGCGGCAGGCTGCATGGACACAATTACATCTTGGCCGTCGAGCTTCAAGGCAAGACGCTTGACGACGTAGGCTTCCTGCTAGACTACGGTGAGTTGTCGTTCGTCAAGAACACCTATGACGCATTAGATCACAGACATCTGAACGACGTCTTCGGGTTCAACCCCACGTCAGAGAACATCTGCAAGTTCTACGCGCACGAGATTCACCAATACTTCTTCGACACGAACTCAGACGCTCTTCATCGTATTGATGCCATCGTCGTTCACCTGAGCGAGACTCCTAAGACGTGGGCGTCGTACAAGCTTAAGGTAACATGATGCGCGTCTCAGAGATCTATGCTAGCGTCCAAGGCGAAGGACCTCGCGTAGGGGAAACAACTGTCTTCCTCAGGTTTGGTGGATGCAACCTTCGGTGTCCTGGTTGGCCATGTGATACGGAGCACGCGATCAATCCGGCCTTCCGAAATGAATGGCTTCGACAAACACCTTCAGAGGTAGCCGACAGGGCTATTGAGACAGCGATGAAGGTCGGCGCACGATGGATTACGTGGACTGGCGGGGAACCCTTCCTGCAGAAGAACGACGAGCTGGAGGAGCTCTGCGAGATTCTCCGCAGTAGCGGTTTCCAGCAAGAGTGCTTCTCGAACGGAACCATCGAGTATCCAGAGTGGGCTACTCGTAAGATCTACTTCATCATGGACTGGAAGCTTCCAGGCTCTGGAGAAGACCCACTCAATCAAACTCGTACAATGCATAACTTGTCGCGCCTCCAAAACGGTGACGCGGTCAAGTTCGTCTGTAAGAACCACAACGACCTTATAGTCGCTCACTCCCTGTGGTCTTCGTACATCATGGGCAAGCTGCCTACCATTGGTGTATACTACGGCAAAGTATGGGATGGTGACATCACCGACGCGGAGCTCGCAGAGTATGTCATGCGAGAGAAGCTTCCCTGGAAGTTGAATGTACAACTCCACAACTACATTTGGCCAGCGAACGAGAGAGGCAGGTAAATGGGTAACCCACATTACTCGACGGAGTGCGCCGAACACATTTCCACCGAGGAAGCGGCATGGGCTCTTCTTACAAAGACCACAGGGTTGAAGAACGATGAGCACGGTCGCGGCACCGCTGCAAGATTCGTGCGCATGCTTGAGGAGCTGACGACGCCACAAGAGTTCGAGTTCACCACCTTCCCAAACGATGATGGCGTGGACGAGATGGTGATTGTCAAGGACATCCCCTTCACAAGCGTCTGCAACCACCACGTCATCCCCTTCGTTGGCAGGGCTTGGATCGGATACATCCCGAACAACAGGATTGCAGGCCTGTCGAAGTTCGCTCGCGTGGTCCACTACTTCGCCAAGCGTCTCCAAGTGCAAGAGCGCCTCACGCAGCAGATCGCCGACGAGATCATGCACGTATTAGATCCCCTCGGGTGCATCGTCGTTATGGAGGCCGAGCACTTCTGTATGACTGTCCGAGGCGTTCAAGCGCCCGGTGTTACCACAACTACGTCCGCAGTGAAAGGCGTGTTCGCCGATCACGATCGAACGGCGAAGGATGAGTTCCTTCGTCTGATTGGGAAGTGACACATGAGCACGATCGAAAACCGCAGTACGCAGCAGGAGCTCGGACCGCTCGTTCGGTTGGCACAGCAGTGCCACGCGGACAGCCAACGCTGGTTCCCTGAGACGAGCATGAGCATCCCTCACCACACGTTAGGCATGTGCGGCGAGGCGGGAGAGGTCGCCAACCTGGTGAAGAAGATCGAACGTGGCGATCGTGACATCATGGATGCTCGGACTCGCTACGACCTGATCATGGAGGTTACCGACGTCTTCATCTACGTCCTGAACTTGGCCGAGCTTCTGAAGTTCGACCTGGAGAAGGCCTATATGGCGAAGCGCGCAGAGAACGAGAAGCGATTCGGAGACGGCAATGCTTGAGCCAGAGATCGATCCGAGCGACGGCCCTTCCGAGGCTACTGCAGTTGCAGCGATCCAGAACATCTCCGACGCCTTCGACGTCTTGTGTCAAGAGAGACATGATGCGGGCGTAGAGGAATACGGACCGTTCACGTTCCTGGAGAACGACGTCATTCGGATGATGATGGAGGAGCTGGCTGACACCGCCAACTATTGCCGCATGCAGTTCATCAAGTTGATGCTGTTGCAGGAGCAACTCGAAGACATGCTGAACGAGAAGCTGGATGGTGAGAAGTTCGTTTCCAGGAACGGAGACATCCAGATGGGATGGACTCCGAAGAAGGGGACGAAGAACATTGGATGGGGTGATCGGGGATGAGTCTTCGCCTAGCATTGATTCCTCCTATCTCGCTGCTTCATTGGACCTACCATCTCGACTACCAACTGATGCTGCCTCAGCTTCTGGAGAATAGCCAGTACAGGCGAGTGTACCACAACCACTGTATCAGCCCGAATACGTTTGTCATTCTCGACAACGGTGAAGCAGAGGGCGTCGCTCCTGATTGGGACGTGCTGCAGAAGACGATTCTCCAGTATCGTCCGGACGAGTTCGTTCTACCTGATGTCATCGGCAATGGGGAAGAGACGATGAAGCGTGCCATCAAATGGTCGGAGCGGTTCACAAAGCCCGAAGGCGTGCGATGGATGTACGTCCTTCAAGGCAGGACGTATGAAGAGTTCCTGGAAGGCGCGCACTTCGCTCGAGAGTCTCAGTGGATAGACACCATAGGCATTCCTCGTCACATGCTCGCGACAACTGGTGACTACTCGGCACGATCGCGACTCAGCAACGAGATCAGCCCGTGGCAGTCGGCTAAGCCAATTCACTTTCTTGGTACTAGCCCAAACCATCCCACTGAGGTTCTGAGACTGGCAAACTTTAGGCATACCGATCAGAGCCTCCTGCGTGGCATCGACACATCTGCACCATTCAACTTCGCGCACGAACATGTATTCATGAACGGATGGCGTGCTCCAGTACCTCGGCCTGGAAACTACTTCCACCTCAGCATCCTACAGTTCCCACTGAAACATGTCTCGCAGAATGTTAGCGATCTACTTCAGTGGTGTGATGGATACAGTACACATGAACAGTAAGGAAGACGCCCAGGCTCTAGGTGCCAAATGCGATGAATGTCCACTCCGAGTGGGAGGACGATTCGTGCCTAGTACTGGACCTGAGAAAGCTGAGATCGCATTCGTCGGTGAGGCGCCAGGCGTGCAGGAAGCTCATCAAGGAGTGCCGTTCGTGGGACCTTCTGGTCGCTTGCTGCAGAAGGTAATTGATGTCTACGACATCAAGCGTGAGGAGGTGTTCCTCACTAACGCTTGCCTCTGCAGGCCCGCTGATGGCACTACGCCGCCGAAGCAGGCCATCGCAGCCTGTCGTCCGCGGATGCTTCACGAGCTGAAGGATGAAGGTGTTGAGACTGTCGTAGCGATGGGGAACTCAGCTGCGCTAGGTCTCCTCGGTACAGAAGGCATTCTCGCACTGCGAGTTGGTCCAGGCAGAACTAGCCCGTATGAGTCGCTCGAGGGTGTACGAGTCATTCCAACTGTTCACCCTGCAGCGTGTCTTCGTCAGTCGGATATGTTCCCCTCGCTAGTAGCGGACGTCGGTAAGGTAGTAGCGCCTCCGCCGCCCTGGCAGGAGCCTGACTATCGAGTCATCGAGAACAAGGCCGAAGCTCTTCGATACTTCAAGCGCCTGAAGAAACTTGCCAACGCTGTCGTGGTCGATATCGAATGCGACATCGAGAAAGACATCGCGTTCGACCATCCCGATCGGTATGGGATGCTATGCGTAGGTTTCTATGAGCCTGTGATGGGTGCAGTCGTCATTGCTGAAGAGCTCCTGACAGGCGAAGACGATGACGACGTGTGGGAAGCGATGGCTAAGACTCTGCGAGCCTCGAAGGTCATCGCACACAATGGCAAGTTCGACCTAGCGGGACTGTACAAGTATGTCGGGCCGATCGATCTCTGGTTCGACACGATGCTAGCTAGCTACTGCCTGGACGAGCGACCAGGCATTCACGGTCTGAAAGTCATCGCAGTCGAGCATCTTGGTGCTCCTCGATACGACGATGAGATCGACAAGTACAACCCGAAGGCTAATGGCTATGGCGTAATCCCTCGAGATGTGCTGTACAGGTATAACGCCTACGACGTCTACGCGACCTGGCTCGTCTACGAGATGTATCGCGACAGACTTGAGCGAGGGAAGGAACCTGAATGGTGGAGTGACTTCGCTCACTACGAGTTCAAGCCCCTTCGCGAGACGCACGACTTCCTTGTCGAGTACGGATCGAATAGCTTGATGTATCTCGAGCTGAATGGAATCGGCTTTGACAGGGAATACAATCGAGAGCTCATGCGTACGTTTCAGGAGACGCTAGAGCCCATCGAGAAAGAGATCGACAAAATTCTCATCGAGGCAGGTTTCCATGCGATCAATCCTCGGTCGCCTCAGCAAGTCAAGGCGGCGCTCCAGTATTTCCGAGTCAAGACCGACTCAACTGCAGCTGACATTCTCGAACGGCTCATGGACATTCTTGTCTCACGGAACGGAGACGCCGCCTACCTCGTTCCTCTCTATCAATTCTGCGACACTCTCCTCAAGCACAGACGACAGCAGAAGCTCTACAGCACCTACGTCAAGGGGCTCGCTAGACGAGTTTACCGTGGAAGGCTGTATTCCTCTTTCTTACTCCATGGAAGTACTACCGGACGGCTTGCTAGTCGCAACCCTAACCTTCAGAACATTCCACGAGATACCGGAAAGCCGAACGAGCCATCCATCAAGCAACAGTTCATCCCAGCTCGGAAACAAAATGTGTTCGTCCAAGCAGACTACAGTCAGGCTGAGCTTAGGGTCCTTAGCTGGCTTGCACAGGATCAATACTTCCGAGCCATCCTCTCCGATCCTGATCGAGACCTCTTTGACGAACTGACTCCGATCCTCTTTCCTGAACTGCCCGGCAAGTACGAGACGCCAGAGCAGTTGTGGAAGGAAGCTCGCGTTCGCGTCAAGGCGTTCGTGTATGGCTTGGGCTACGGTCGCTCCGAGTTCGGTATCGCGCAGGAGTTCAAGATGGCGGAAGAGGAAGCGCGCATCATTAAGAACCGCTTCTTCGAGACCATTCCAGAGATCGTTGACTGGCAAAAGCGTGTGCGAGGCCACGTCAAAGCCGGACGAGACTTGATCACTCCGTTCGGTCGGCATCGTCGATTCCACCTGATCACTCAAGAGAACTGGAAGGACATTCAGAATGAGGCGCTCGCGTTCCTACCTCAGTCGACGTCTTCTGACGTTTGCCTTCGGGCAATGGCTCGTGTTCGGCGCGACCTACGTGGTAGCGGCGCTTTTGTGCGAAACATTGTTCACGACTCCATTCTGGTTGACTGTCCTTCTGATATGGCTACTGACGTCAGTAAGTTACTGGATCAGCGTATGGTGGAGAGTGCACAAGAACTCGTGGGAGACTACGTTCGATTCCAGACTGAAGTGAAGATCGGTCCGCACTGGGGAGCTGTGTAGTGGCGAATAAGAAGGGCCTCAGCACAGGCCAGCAACAGCAAGCGTACTGGAACCGCAAGGGTTATGGTCTCGACTGGGATGAGATCAGGCGGAAGTACGAAGAGCGTCTCGCTGACGACATCGCGCGCGGCGTTGTCAATCGGGAAACGCTCGCTGCTCAAGGCAAGGCGGTTCCGCCGCCGAAGCCTGAGCCCTTTCGTCGTCAGCCTAGGAAGCCTAGGAAGCGTAAGCGTTCTATCGGTACCAGTCAGCGTGGACAGAACCTTCGCAATAGGGGTCCTGCGAATCCTGAACTGATCGAGCAGATGGCTTCGTGCTATCAGGAGGGCGAGACTGTCGCGATCATCGCTGAGCGATTCAACAGCAATATCAGCACGGTACGCAAGTATCTCCGCCTAGCAGGTGTCTACGATCCTGGCAGAGATAAGGGAGGCACACAGAAGAAGGAACGCTGCGTGCGCGGTCACGATCTGACCGATCCCAACAACTGCTACGAGTTCACGATCAAGAGCGGCAAGAAGACTGGTCAAGTCATTCGTGCGTGCAAGCGCTGCACCAAGATTCGCAACAAGCAGAACTGGAAGGAGAAGAGGTATGCCACGCGGACAAGTGAGTGAGGTGGGAGCGACACGTGTTGCTGCTAACGGCTACCACTACACAAAGGAAGCAGAACGCGGCTGGGTGTTGACACATTGGCTCACTGCAGAGAAGAAGCTCGGTCGTTTGATCGATCCGAAGCAGGACGTGGTGCAGTTCGTCGACCCGAAGTTCAAGAAGGACCCATACAACCCTGATGGCGTACGAGTCATCAAGAAGCGATCTACAAACCGCAGACGTCGACTGGCAGTCATCGAAGATCGCATTCGGGAGCTCGAAGCAGAACGTGCTCAGATTCTACGAGAGCTCGGCAAATGACAACCTTCGTCAACGGTCAGTGGTTGAAATACAAGTACGGCCTGACTGCAAAAGACTTTCTCCAGATGGTGGAAGACCAAAAAGGTTTGTGTGCTATCTGCCACAACAAGCCTACCGATCATCGATTAGTGCCCGACCACGATCACGGCACTGGAGTTCTCAGAAAGCTCCTATGTAATAGTTGCAATACCGGTCTAGGTCTCTTCAAAGACGATCCAAAACTACTCGCCTATGCGCTTGTATACCTGGAAGAACACGGTAAGAAGTTCTAGAAGCTCGATGGAGAGAGACAGCTAGTTAGACCATTTAGACTAGCGATTAGACATACAACCACCTCTAAGCTAGTAGAGTTGAGGCTTAGTTTGTCTAACTCGAGTCTAAGCGATCATGCTTATGCACACAGACCACAGGGTGAGAAAGGCAGCAAAAGATGGGGAAGGCCGAACAAGGAGATGTTGGTACGAAAACGATTGTAGCCCTCGATCCAGGAGGGACGACAGGTATCACCATCTGGAAGGATCTTGGCTTGGGTGAACAGGTTTGGTTCAATCTTCACCTTGGGCCAGACGAGCACCACAAAGAGCTCGCTGACCTTCTCGAGCGAGAGCAGACCCAAGACTTCACGGTCGTCTGTGAATCTTTCGAGTTCCGTCAGGGCAAGCAAAGGGCGGGAATAGTCTTGGTGTCGAAGGAGTATATCGGCGTCGTGAAGTACCTCGCTCGTGAACGTAACTTCCCTGTGGTCTTTCAGACTGCTGGACTCGCGAAGGGGTTCGTGTCGGACGAGAAGCTCAAGGCGATGGGACTCTACCAGCGAGGCATGCGGCATGCGAACGACGCAACGAGGCACTTGGTGACATATCGCGTTCAGCGATTGCACCACAACTACCTGATCAACGACTGGAAGGTACTCTGACTGAGATCCTAGGTGAGCAGACTACTAGCCCACACGCGAGGGACTCCACTCAAACTGGAGGCGTGTGGGCTAGTAGTTTGTAAGGGTCAGGAGGTAGGCGGCTTGGGAGGGATGTCCCTCAGGAAGCCTCGTCCCGCTGCGTCCTCGACCCAGTTCCACAACAGATTAACGAGCGACACGACGCCTGCAGTGATTGCAGCCACTGCGAGGTATACCAAGCCGTGCGCGTCGGGGAATGGCGTTGACCCTTCGTCGCGAGCCCACTGAGTGAGATCGTTGAGCCAACCAAGCAGGCCTGGGATCCACAGGCCCAAGGTCGTAATCACGAACGTGCGAATGGCGCGGCGCACGCTGTCCTTGTTGAAGAATACCGTCTTCGTAGTCACTGGAACTCCTTGAGTGTCTTGCGCAGCGTTCGGAGGTCACGCTGCAGAGCCTTGACCAGTCGGTCGTTGCCCTTCTTCTTGTGATGAGCGATCATCCGCTCGAGATCTGCGATCGCGTGCTGAAGGTTCTTCAGCTTGCGCCGCTTCGGGTCCTTGTCGTCCGACGCGTGAGTGTTAACACCCGTGTCGAGCTCGACGCCGTTCAACCAAGTAGCGGCGAACTGGAACCTGTCGCCCCAGTTCTTGAGATAGTAGGAGGAGTACACGACCTTCAGCACGTTAGGGACGATGTCGTTACTCCAGGTGAGAATGCCTCCCTTCGTGTCACGCCCGAGCGCAGTCACGATATGGCCTGCCGGGTTGGAGTCGTTCGGGTCGTCGAAGTACATGACCATTCCTCGCCGGACGTCCTTCAAGCTGTACACACGGTACTTGACTGGTGTAGCAAGCTGAGAGGCGAGTGCTGTCGGGTACATGGGACCGATGAGGCGAGCTGTGCGACAAATCTTGAGGCACATGCCGTTGGGGTTGAACGGCCAGTCGTCCTTGTTGTCGCGATAGAACTTTAGCGTCGCGTTGACGTCACGCATCGAAGTCGTCCTGTTCCTTGTTCTTGGGACGCTTCATCAGCTTGTCGTCCTCGGATGGCTCGTAGACCTCGACCTCTTCGTTCTGGTCGGTCTTGATCTTATTCTGCATTGCTTTTACCCTCCCTCTTGAGTGTTGCGTTGACGCACGCCTCGACTGCATCGACACGTGCTGCGGGCGCCAAGTTGGCGATCGCTTCGTCGGCAGCGCACGCCGCTGCAACGACTGATATATGCCTTGTGAGAGAGTGGTTTAGGGCCGATGAGTCAACAAGCTCCTTCAGGAACGTCCTGAGGTGCTCTTGACTCTCTTTGTAGCACTCCCCTGTGGGCTCTGTGCAATCGATGATTTGATTCCTAGTATCATTCGACTGCAATGCAATGACTGTCTGAAGCGTTGAAGTGACGAGTACATAGATGACTAACCCAGCGATGCCTATCCGCTGTGCTGCAATGGCGAGCACTCGCTTCCTCTGTAGTGAGGCCTGCCTTCGAACTCATCATACATTTTCGGGACCTCTCGACGTGAGGTTTTGATTCAGAGCAATGACCGAGGCAGTTAGCGTGCCTATGGCCTTATCAAGATGCTCGAGCTGCTTGGTAGAAACGATGATCGAACGGAGGACGTCATTCTCACGGCGCAGGCTGTCGATCTCAGTCATGTGTGTTTGAATCTGAGTCTCTAGTTCCTGAATGCGCGACTCCTTATCTATATCACGCTTGCGCAGATCCTCGTTATCTTGCCGTAAAGCTTCCATCGACGCTTTGTTGAAAGAGCCCTTCACTAAGAAGATCCCGCCGCCGATAATGGTAGCAGCGCCAATGAGTGTTACAATCCACTGAACGACTTGCCACACATCCGTCACGCTTCACCACCTAGCGCCCGATACGTCTAATTGTATACCACGTGTAATATGTACCTGCAGTGTTGCTCATGACAGCTAGTGTTCCGCCAGAATCTTGATACGCTGCAAACGTAATGACTTGACCAGCAGTAAGGCGCGACTCCCAAGTCATCGCTAGCGATACGCTGTTGCTGCCGCTGGGAAGACCTGTATTGACTTGAATCTGTCCTGCACCGTTAACCTGAATTTGTCCTGCTCGAATGCTGCCTGCTCCAGAAGCGAACATTACCGTGCAGTGGATGTGCCACCAACCTTCACCCCACTTATCGATAGTCCACCCATTGACACCGTTCCAGACGATGCCTTTCTCTTGAGGACCAAGATAGTTCAGTGTTGACCAGTTGCTAAGTGTAGCGAAAGTAGCGTTGCCGATGTTCTGGTTGGCGCTAAGCACACCATAAACACCGATTGGGTAGCTCGCTTCGAGATTGCGCGTTCTGCGCTGCTGACTATCTAGTACTCGCTCGAGACCGTTGCTACCAATGATCGGAGGCATCTCGCTCATGTCAGTCTCCCTCAAACGAGACGGTGACGGACTCTGGCTGATCGCTCTGTTCTGGTCGTAAAGCCCACCCAGTCATCCTCGCAGTTATGGTTGCTCCTGAAGGAAACCGAGGATCGATGACTTGTGCCGTGTACGTCTTTCCGATAGAGTTCCACCCCGCAAAGTTTGCCTTGGCGTTGAGATCGAACGTAGGCCTTGCGATTGGCATCACACCGTTACGTGCGAGTTGTGCTGCTCGCGCTGCTAGAATGTTGACGTCCTCGATATCGGAGTAGTTCTTCACTGCGGCCCACAAAGGCCACTGCGAGGCCGTACCTGGAGGCACTCCGTCCGCTGCAGATCGTAGAGAGTCGCTACCGTGAGCCACCCAGCGGATAGCGCCCTGCGACGAGTTCTCGGTGAACCAGTAGTTGGCAATAGTGCCCGGGTAGTCGACGCTAACCGATATATCTGTACTGGCAACAAACTTAGGCGGATCGTTGTGGTACAACTGACAAGTCTTACTCGGCGCATCTCCTGTGCCAGATGCGTAGTTGATCGACCACGACAAGCCTGTATCCGTATCGCTGAGGTTACTTAGCACATCGCCAACCATACGATCTTCGGCGGCCAAGACGGTAAACGTCCTTGTCACACCTGTAGTGGAAGGCGTTGGCGCTCCGTATGCGATGTTGAATTGCGACCGACCTGAACCTCCATACTGGCCTTGCCATCCTGCCAACCAGTTCTGGAAGATGGTTGTCTGATCTATGGCACTGAAGACCATATCAGTCTCGAGCAAGATGCGATCGAAAGCTGACTCCCACGTCTGTGCAGTAATTGTGAACGTCTTGCTTGATGCTTGGTACGTGCGAGTCCAGATAGGACCAGCCCAAATGAACTCGTTGTTGCGTAAGCATACGATCTGGTAGAAGCCTGGCATGGTTCCACCGATGAGGTGACCGTCGTTGTAGCGCTTTGTTCCTAAGCGGAAACCTGCAGTGAGATTGCCTGCGCCGGACAACTGCTTATCAAGGTACGCGCCGGTCAACGGCAGCTCACAGACCACAGAGGTGCCGACCGTTGCGAGGCACGGTACAGTATAGTAGCGGTAGTCGATTGTCATCGGAAGGCATCCCGATATCTAACAAGGGTATAGCCAGACGAAGAAGATGACACACCCTGGTTGACTTGAGTCGGTCCAGGTGCTAGAGGACGCCATCGATCGATGGAGAGATTCGAGCGAACGTTTGTGGTACGATTCAAGATGGCCGTCCGGGAGTCTTGATCGATAACGAGATCGTCGGTGCTGAAAAGGGATCCAGTATACGAGATGCCAATCCAGCCGTACACGGTGCGAATCTGCCAGATCGGATTGGTTAGCGGACCGACTGCATGTAGAGACCAAGGAGTATCTCTGTCACCGCCAACTGTGAAGTTCTGCGTAATGGTCGACGTGCCTGACGCGACAAGACTAACTTGTGAAGGCGTCGACGAGTAGATGCGTGGGTCCTCGCAGACGATCTGAACCTGGAAGGGAACACGTCCGAGGCGACGGAAAGAGTCCTTCTTGTAGCGCAGACCTTGCGACTTGCCAAACACGAGTCGCTCACCTAGTCCGCTATCGGCACCGAAGTATAGAGCACGCGGTATACTCGAAGGCGCAAAATCCTTCTTCAGCTTGTCAAGGTAGGCTTCTAGCTGCGTATTGGATGCGTAGACGTCACCTTCGAGCGTGACCGTTCGTGCGTCTTCGAACTCGCTACTGACAATAGCTCCATGCATTCCTTCGCGTGGGTCGGAGCTTAGACGAACTGGGGCGTTATCAAGACCATCGATAGCAGTGATGTCAACAAACGGCAATGATGCTGAGGAGTTCAGGATGGTGCCGCCGCGACCGAACTGGAACATCTCTTGCGTTAGGTCGCCAAAGACGTTGGCACTGAATTCGATCCAAGAGCGACCTGAAGGAATAGTCGAGAAGCTTACTCGATCAACCACATAGTCATAGTCGTCCAGCTCTTGGCTGTCGAAGACTGCCTGAGTAAATGAGATGCCTGTGCTGGCCGAATTAGTTCGTCCACCTACTTCTACAACGAGACGGTCGCCCGCTTGCACAGCAACAGACGAGAGTGCTGCCGACAGAATACGTGTCTTCTCCTGACTCGCATGAGCGTTGAACTCGTAATGCGGATCTGACGGAGTGGCTGAGGGCGACGACTGAGATTGACCTGCATAGCTCGTCCCCCGGACAACAGATCCATTGTTGCTAACGACTCGGATGATTACCTGAAGCCACCAGTTGTGCGCCGCATCACTCTCTCGACATGGAAGGACAATCTTAAAGGTGCCTGTCAGAGTCTGAGCAGGAAGAGGATCCGACACGAATTGCCAATTCAGTGCATTGTAAGGCTGCGTAGCTGCAGACTTAGTCGGACCTAATCCCGAGTCGGACGCGCCCGAACTTGCAGGCTCAGGTGTCAGGTAACCTAGCTGAGGTGAGGTAGTGTTCCAAGCAGCCGCAGGCGTGATAGTGGAACCAAGAGGGTTCCACCACTGGTTGAGATAGAAACGCGTAGCCATTAGAGGGTCGTCCTGTTCGCCAATTCCCAACCGAGCTGAGCTGCATGCTTACGCGGGTTGATCTCCTGCGTGTGCACCGTGATCTCCTGATGGACTGTAGGTGTCGACACCTGCGCCTGGTTACCAATGCCTCCGCTCGGCGGGTACCACATCATCCACGGCGCAGTAGCGGAAGCGTTAGCACCATGGCTAGCCTGTCCGTACATCGCTGTGTCCTTACCCGTAGCAGCGTTCATGAGCGCCTTCGCAGCGTCCTTGACGATCTGGATGTTGTTCAGCATCCCCTGAGCGAGCGCCTCAGCAACCTTCTTGCCAGACTCCTCAACGTCCTTGCGCTTGTTCTTCAGAGTCTTGTCGATAGTGTTAGCGATCTCAATTGCGAGGTCCTTGACCTTCTGCAGATCATCTCGCGTCTGCTTCTCGAGCCCATCAACAATGCCTTGAGCAGTAGCAATACCTGCATCGTATAGCCAACTGCCTGCCTGCTGAGCGATCTCGTCAGACCACGACTGGATATCCGCCATACTCTGATTCATCTCCGTGAGCATCCCTGGCGACGCCTGAAGAAGTGCTGTTGCGTACTGCAGACCCGCTTCAGGACCCATGCTGATGATCATCTTGATGATGGCGCCAGACCAACCAGCTCGGTGCAGCTCACGAAGAGCCAAACCGAACTGCTTGATCTGGTTCAGCTTGATCTGTAGCTGTCCAGCAATCCATGCAGGAGTCAGAGTAAACGTGCGTCCGTCTTCTGGCTGAGGCATCTCAAGGTTGGCGAACGAAGCCCACGATACCAACTCGCTGCTAGTGTTGGCGATGAAGTCGGCCTTCTCATCCTTAAGCGCCTGGAGCTCCTCGCGAGCCTTACGCAGAGCCTTGAGAGACTTCTCGTACTGCTGTTGTGCAGCCTTGAGATCGTTAGCCAGCCCCTGAATCTCTCCACGAACCCTGTGGATGAGTGCCTTCTTGGCCTTGTCCTTCATCTTCGGGAAGCGCTTGTCGATCTGGTCCTCAACCTTGTCCAGGATGTCTCCGAGCTTGGGAGCCTCGTCCTTGATGCCGGAGAGCATCTCGGCTACGAGGCTACGACCGAACGCGGAGCCCGCCCTCTTGATCCCTTCCTGTGCCTTCTTAAACAGGGTAGGATCAATTGGTCCGTACTTACCTCCGACGGGGAGACCACCACCAGTTATGCTTCGCTGCGAGGAACCGCTAGCAGCGCCACCTCCACCCTTACCACCCTTACCACCACCCTCACGCTGAGTCTTGACGTGAATAGTGACGACGTAGGTTCCGTTGACGATGTCATTGATGGTCTGTCGAACAACACCCAGCTTGCGGAGTGCGCCCGTGTTGTTGGCGCCAATCTTAGGCTCAGTCTTCTGGTCGTTGGTCTCCTTGAGCTTGTCCTGAATGGCTTTGATCTCTTCCTTCGTCGGCTTCACGCCTATCAATTCAAGGAGGGACGAGATCGTCTTCTTGTCCATGATGTTGTACTTGTCAATCAGCTCCTGCAACTCCTTGCGAGTCTTCGGAACGTTCTCGAGCTGAATCTGCTGACGAACCGACTTAGGCAGACGCTTCAGAGCCATACCGTAGTCGCCTACTGTAGCAGCGTTCTCACGTACTTCCTTACGATTCTGCCTAAGCGCACCCAAAGACGACTTGATCGCATCTCGTCTGTTCTTGAGTTCCAGGTAGGCCTTATGGGTCGCTTCAGCTTCCTCCTTCTGCTCACGTGTGAGTACCGCAGTCCCTCGAGAGCCCTTCAACGCATCGACAGCATCCTCGTAGGCTTGCTGCTTTTCCTTCCACGCCTTGCGTGCATCCTTCACGCGGATGCTTTCGACTTCCATAGCGTGATTGACCCGAGCAATAGCTGCTTCGTTGCCGAGAATCGCCTGGATGCCCGTACGGAGGTCGATGTGGTACTCAGCGAGAAGATCCCGTAGGGGTCCGCGAACGATCTTGTCCTTGATGAACTGCGCAGTCATCTTGGTAGTAGCGCCAGTGACTTGGTCGAGCGTGTCCTTCAGACCCGTCCAGTCAGTTACCGACTTGTGTGCGGCTGCAGCAGCTTCTTCGATCCCTCCCTTAGCATTCTTCGACTGCACGAAGACGTTCGCCATCAGGCCCGCGAAGCCACCAACAAGAGCACCAATAGGGCCACCAACAGCGAAGCCAGAGAGCGCTCCACCAGCTGTCGATTCCAAAGCGGAGATAGCCTTATCGCTATCCGTCGTTGCCTTGTGTGCGTCGTACAAGCCCTTCACCAGGAAGCCCATACCTGCAGTGAGTCCCGCAATCTTGCCCGTGGTACCCACAACGGACCAACCCATAGCCTTGATACCGCCAACGAAGATACCCATAGCGCCGACAACAACAGTGATCGTGCCTACAAGAATCAACAATCCAGTAACAAGTGCCGCAACGGTAGTGATCGTCTTCTTGGTCTCAGGATCGAGCTGTCGGAACCATGCGATCCAGCCGGATACAGTATCCATGACCTTGAGAGCGATTGGCATGAAGTTCTCACCGATCTCGATGCGAAGAAGCATCCAGTCGTTCTTCAAAGCCTGCAGACGAGCTTGCGGCGACTCCGCCATCGTGTTGAAAGCCTTCTCAGCCTCTCCTGCGACGTTGGACATCTCCCTCGTACGCTTCTCGAACTCCTTCGAGTTCTTGAAGTACAAGTCAAAGAAGCGCCTAGCCTGAATAGTTCCACCAGACGACTTGAACAGTTCGTACAGAGCCTTCGAACGCTCCGGAGCGGTCATGTCGCCAAACTGATCGTTCATCTGCTCGAGGATCTTGATGAGGGGCAGGAACTCGCCCTTAGCGTTGCGCGTCTGGATACCCATATCGCGTAGCTTCTCATCCGTCTTCGTGTGCGAGATAGCATCCAACGCACGAGCAGATGAAGTAGCCGCCATCGCTGCGCTCAAGCCGTTTCGAGTCAAGAATGCCATCATAGCACCCAGAGTCTGATAGGACTGACCTGCACGACGAGCGGACGGGATAGCGCGGCCGATGGTCGAAGCGAACTCTTCGTACGACCCAACGCCCTTGCGAACCAGCTGGAACATGAAGTCAGAAACGTCCGCAGCATCCTTCACGCTGATGCCGTAGGCGTTCATGATCTGGAGGTTGGCACGAGTTGCTACAGCGACATCGGTAGTACCCGCGACAGCGTCCTTGGAGAACTGCTTCGTCAGCTTACGAGCCTCGCGCATGTTGACGTCGATGGATGAGAAGACATCGTACAGAGCAGGCTGAATCTGCTCGAACGCTACGGGCACCTCATCGGCGATCTCCTTGCCTGCCTCACTCACCTGACGCAGCGAGATGCCTGCCTTATCTACCTGAGTCAGAGTACGTCGAGCTTCTTGCTCGTAGTCAATCGCAGCCTGCGTGACATCGGACCAAGCCCTCACACCCTGCGCACCCATGTAGATCATCGATGCTCCGGCAGTAACTGCCATGAAGCCGTTCGCCATGATTGCCTGACCTGCATGCCGCCGAGCTTCGTTGGCTTCATAGACCTGGCGAATCTCGTCGCGACGCCTATTCATCAGGTCTTCTTCAGCCTGCATCTGCGTACGAGTATCACGAACAGCGTCCAAGTGTACCTTGCGTGCATCAAGCATCTGAGTACGAGCCTGTTGGGCACTGATCTTGTTTTCGCTACGCAAACGCTGAACTGCGAGACTCTGGTCGGCGTAAGCATAATTGATATCATGCATGTGACGCCTAAACGCAGTCATGTTCGACTCGCTCTGGCGCAGACTTGCCTGATTCATGAGAATGGCGTCTCGGTCCATTCGGCGCATTGATGCAGACACACGCCCAACGGTCCGAGACGCCTCGTCTCGAGCACGGAGGATGATGAGCAGTTCACTGCGGCTAAGTGCCACCTCTGCTCCTCTCCCTTTCAGCCTTGAGAGCATCAGCCCTATGAACTAGGCTCATCACCCACAAGTGATATCCATCCTGATCAAGTACTCCTCCCGCACGAGGCAAAGCTCCGAATGCGTCACATAACCTAGTGAGTTCGATTGCTTCTAGCACATCCTGATCTGGATCACGATTTAGGACGATGCTTGCCTCGATGCGGCTAGTCAGTTTCCCGAGTCAACCTCGTAGTTGTTCAGACTGTCGAGCCACTCGCTGATCTCCTCGCCGGTGCGCGGGTCCAGTGCGCGCACGTCCGCAGCGTCCTTGAAGTTCAGCGGGAGATCCTGCTCCTCGTCGTCAGGCGCAGCCAGATTCGGCTTCGTCAGATTCGAGTCGACGACGCAGTGCTGGAAGTCGTAGAGAGTTGCCACCTCATTGACGAGACGGACCTCTGCTGCGAAGTCCTTCCCGTTCTCACCGTCACCAAGCTTCATGGACGACACCATAGCTCGGCGGGTCAGCTTCTCACCATAGGTCAGACGACGGGCGGTCACGAAACCACCTTCCACCGTCTTCAGGTCCAAACGATGAGTCTCGGACGTGTTGCTAGTTGCTCGTGGCATTGCTTCCCACTCCCTCTGTGGTTTGTTTGAAACTGCTTGATCGCTTAGACCTCGGTTAGACGAACTACCCCACAAACCTCTTACTCTGGGGGTGGCTGCTCATCTAACCGAAGGTCTCAAGCGTCTATCTCGTGGTCTCTACGCTTCTGCTAACTCAAAGACCACAGGGGTGCCGCAACGAGTTTGGCACGGACCTTACGGCGTGATGTCCAGCTGGGTCTTGACGATGATCGAGTAGGCATCACCAGAACCATCGATCGGAGCCTGGTAGGCTACAGCCGCGCGGATGAGGTCACCTTGGCCAGAGAGCCCAACTTCGTAGGTGTCCTTGACAGCAGCACCCATGACGAGGCCGATACTGTTGTTGGCGCCCTTCGTAGCGGTGAGCGTGATCGACTGAGCGGTGAGCTCCTTGAACGCGTCGTAGTCCGTTCGGTTCTCGAAGTCACGCTCGACCGTGAGGCCAACCGTCCGCTCACCGAATGAGACAAACTGAGCACCTCGACCGGTGTCCTTCAGGCGGTACTGAGCCTCTGCGCTGTCGTCGACCGTGAACTCGAAGTTGTCGGTATCGAACACCTGCGTCGAGGTCGGAATCTCCAGCTTGTACTTGCCCGCACCGTACGGAAGTGCTTGGATGCCAGAACCCCACGTAGCCGAAGGAAGCGACTGCGAAGCCTCATCGCGACCGAGAATGGTAGTGTTGAACATCAACAGACCGTCCTGGATGCTGAAGCCGAAGCCCCCGACGACACACCCGGTGTAGCCGAAAACCTGACCATTGCGGACGACTGTGATCGACATCGTCTTGGCCGGAACAGCGATCGCTGCCCCCTTGAAGGTGTAGGTGAAGGAAGCAGTACCCGTCTTGTTGACAGTAGTGCGCGCAGCGTGGAGGAACAGCGCCACGATATCCTCGAACGCCTCCATCGAGATGTCGCCTTCGACTCGTGCGTTGCCGTCGACGGCTCCGATCACGTCGGCCGACGCACGAATGGGTCGGCGGTAGATCGTTTCCTGGATGAACTTCAGCGACTCGTTCTGGATCGGCACGAACTTAGTCGGCGCCAGGTAGGTGCCAGACGTGGTCTCCAGCGCGACGCCAAGGAAGCCTCCAGCTCCGGTGCCTGGCATCAGAACTCATCCCCTTCGTTGTTCTCGTTGTCATCATCAGGCGAGCTCGCAAGGATCTCAGCTTGCGGCTC